GAAATATGAGTATTTGAACAACGATAATATATGGGAGAAATTGAAGCAGGATCAAAGCCCTATAGATTCTAGAAGGTTAAGAAAGTCCTACCTATCATTTTATGGAATGAGTTCTGAAAATGCAATGAATAAACATCATGATGGAGTTGCTAAATATAGAACAGCAGAAGGAAAATGTGTTACTGTTGACTACAAGGGTTCAGCTGAAGAAATTATATTAGATATTTGTGGCGGGATACGAAGTGCCTGTACTTATATTGGTGCTAATAAAATAAAAGATTTTGGCAAGAAAACAACATTTATACAAGTCAACAATACTCACAATAAGATATACGAAAAATGAAAATAAATTATTCAAGCCCAATTAACAATACTGGTTATGGCTTAGCGTCGATTAACATTTTACGAGAACTAGCACAAATAACAGATGTAACTTATTATCCCATAGGTCAGCCATCAGTTAATAACCAAAAAGATCATGATCTTATCGTATCTTTATTAAAAAAAAGAACAAATATTGATATTAATGCTGTAAATTTTAAAATATGGCATCAATTTGATTTACTTGAACATATTGGGCGAGGTAAATATATTGCTTATCCCTTTTTTGAGTTAGACACATTTAGTGATCATGAAAAAATTAATTTAAAAGTTCCAGATAATATATGTGTCAGCAGCAAATGGGGTCAGGAAGTTTTACGAAAGAACGGAATAGATTCTGAATCATTTGTAGTTCCGTTGGGTGTTGATAGAAATATTTTTAATAATACCATAAAAAAAACAAGATCAGATGAGAAATATGTTTTTCTAAATATAGGAAAATGGGAAGTTCGTAAAGGCCATGATATTCTATTGTCTTTATTTAACAGAGCTTTTCCAAACCAAAAGGATGTTGAACTATGGATCTTAGCATCAGAGAAAACTAATTCATACTCATCTCCGGATGAATTGAAACAATGGAAAAATATGTATGGTTCAGACAGAATAAAATTATTTTCTGGATTTGACAATCAAGAAGAAATAGCCCAATTAATTGCAAACTCTGATTGTGGATTATATCCATCAAGAGCAGAGGGATGGAATCTGGAACTATTAGAAACAATGAGTATGGGTAAGCCAACAATAGCAACAAATTATTCTGCACATACAGAATTTTGCACACCAGATAACTGTTATTTGGTCAATATTGATGAAACAGAAAGGGCTGTTGACGGTAAAGCATTTCAGGGCCAAGGGAATTGGGCCAAATTAGGAAATAATCAGATAGAAAATATTATTGAATATATGAGATTTGTTTATAATAATAAAATAACGGCTAATTCGTATGGAATAGAAACGGCCAAAAAGTATTCTTGGGAGAATTCTGCTCAAGAACTTGTAAGGTGTATTCCTAAGTAGGAGACACTATATGCCTATTCCATCAAAAAATGAAAACGAAGATAAGCAAAAGTTCATAGCTCGTTGCATGGGTGATGAGGTAATGAAAAAAGATTATCCAGATAATAAACAACGTGTTGCTATTTGCATAGGTCAAAGCAAAAAAAATAAATCATCATTAATAGAAGATGTTCATGACGAACTATTAGCTAATAATTGTACATGGGATGATGAGTGGAATGAGTTTGTTTGGGAAATTGAAGCAAACATAGTTTATGATGAGAACGAAAAAATTATAGCAGAGGAAAAAGGTGGAAAAAAAGTCAAATTAAATAAACCAGTAAGAACACCAAATGGTCCCAAAAAATTCAGTGTTCATGTCAAAAATGACAAAGGTAATATTGTAAAAGTTAATTTTGGCGATCCTAATATGGAAATTAAACGAGACGATCCAGCTCGTCGTAGATCATACAGAGCAAGACACAATTGTGATAATCCTGGCCCACGATGGAAAGCTAACTACTGGAGCTGCAAAATGTGGTCCGGACCAAATGTATCAGACTTAACTTAGGAGAATGTAATGACTGATAAAAAATCAATCAATGACTTACTAAATCAACAGTATCAAGCGCCAATATCAGAAACACCAACACCAACACAAGCACAAGAAGTTACTGGGTATACTTCTGATACCGTAATTGAATTAATAAAAAAATCATTAAACATACACTGGCAACAAACAACAGTATTAACAGCTCAAGCTGAACATCTTCAAAGGTGGGGATATAAAAAATTAGCAGCAATTATTAAGGAAGATGCTATTCAAGAACAGACCCATGCCGCAATCAACATTAAGAGATTAGAATTTTTTGATGCCGATTATCAGCCATTAGTATTGAGTCCACCGGTTTGGAAACGTCATGATATGGCCGCAATGATACAATACAATCTGGACTCCGTAAGAGAAGCATCAGCAGCAGAAAGAGCGACGATAGTTGCTGCTAGATCGGTTGGAGATGAAATTACCGCCAATATGTTTATTGAACTATTACAAGGAAGTGAAGATGGTATTGAGCTTTATGAAGGTTTTCTAAAATTAATCGAAGAAATGGGCATAGATAACTTCTTAACATTACAGGTATAATAATGGACCGCATATATAATTTATTAAATATTGTTGAACAATCACTATGTAAAAAGATCACCGCTGTATCTAAAATTAAAGCTGGTGATAAAGTCAAAAACACAAATACAGCATGTATGCATTATGGGAGTGAAGGAATAGTTCAAGACATAGAAGAACTACCAGAAAATATAGGCTATGTAATAGGCTACAAAACAACGAATGCTGGACAATCATGGACTGTGGATCAATATTTAAGAAAAACTGAAGATCAGCTAACTTTAGTTGACTCTAGAGACGATTATGGCTTAGCTGATATGAACATGTTGAGTCCACCAACAACAATTATGGACTATAATATAGAAGAAGCTGACGATGTTGAGGAAGACGAAGATGAAGACGAGATGGAAGAACAGTTTGAAAACTATAAAGATGAATTTATTGAAATGAATATTGTTGCTTTAAAATCAGTGGTTGCTCATGCCAACAGAATTCTAGATTCCTTGGATGATCCAAAAATTAAAGAAAACTTGACACAGCCCTGGTTGCAGGGTAAGATCGCTATAGTTGCTGACTACATGAGCACCATCAGAGATTTTGTGATCTTATCTCCAGAAAGTGACGATGATACTACAGAGACAACCTCTAAAGAAGGTTTATGGGATAATATCCGAAAGAAAAAAGACAGGATGGGTAAAAAATATCGACCAGCCAAACCTGGAGATAAAGATAGGCCAGACCCAGAGCAATGGAAAAACTTAACTAAATGATTTAGTATAGTTGCGATAGTAAAATATTTTAGGACTCCAAAAAGGAAACAATATGACTCAAGTGTATGATTCGCTGGATAGTTATTTAAACTTAGCTAAAAAAACAATATCAAAATTCGGACCAAAATTTTATAATGGATTATCGGCTGAAATGTTAAAGAATACTGATGCCGTATCTGATGTTGCCACAGCTATTATGTATGCAGATTGGCGATTTGATCCCAATCGAGTTGGAAAAGAAGGAATGAAAAAAACCCTCTATTCTTATAGAAATCAATGCGCTATATGGGCTATAAAAACTTATATAAGCAATAAATACAAAAAGAATAACGACAATAGTCCAAAAATTAGTTTAAATTTTAATATAGATGATTCGTCCGAAATATCTGCAACAATTAAAGATAATAAATCTGTTGATCCATTAGACCTTTTAATTCAAAAAGAGGAATCTGATAATCTAACAAATTACATATCAACAATCCTGACAAGTAATATGTTATCTGATAAACAAAAAAATCAATTAAAAATGTATTATTTAGATAATCTTACATTGTCTGCTATTGGTAAAAAATTTGGAGTATCAAGAGAAGCAATAAGACAAAATATCAAAAGAGCAATAGAAATTATAAAATCTTATGATAAATGCTAAAATTATTTTAATACCAATACTATTTAACTACCAAAACAACAGATATGATTGTGTTGTGTCTGTAGATACAAATAAACCAATTGAGATAAATATAGAGCCTAATATCAATATTACGGATATCCTAAATCATACAATCACTCAGTATGTAAAATCTGATATAGAAATATTCAATAATAGATTAACAGACATTGTTATAGAAGATAATGAGTTGTATATATACTATATAACTTTCATAATGCAGGACTGTTCAACTAAATCAATAGCTAAATTATCACACATTAAAGAAATAAGTTTCCCTATTAATGCTCAAAAAATTATTCAATATTTATAATAAGTTTATTTCATACTTTAAAAGATCAAAATCGCATCAAGATTTATTTACAATACAAATTAAAATATTGTCAAACAATGATATTGATATTGGTTTAATGTATGATGTACAATCAATAGAAGATGGCGAAATTATTAGTGCGGCTGAAAAATATGCCGAACTATTAATTTATTTGGGAACTCGTTCATTTAGACAAGATTTAAATAATGTTATTGAAAAAACAATTAAAGATAGCAATAACGTAAAAGAACAACTGTTATTGGATAATGTGTTATTTTTCTGCGAAACCATCAAACAGCACATACAAAGTAATCATTCTTTGTCTTCTAATTCTCCAGTTATTAAACCTAGTCAAGTTTTTAACTTAAAATAAGTTGTTTCTGGTCAATATTTAATTACTATATATTTAGTAAGTTATGACATTACAGAATGTGAAAAATGGAACAATCTAAACAAATTATATGGCAGAAGTGGGCTGATCCTTTTGGTAGCGATATCGAAGACGGTATAGATTTTGATCCATATGTTGGAGACTATGAAGAAGATGTTGATGATGATGAAGATAATCAAATAAATGAAAATATAAAAAATAATTTACCCTATCTTAAAAGAGAACCTATTAAAGTTATTGCTACCCCTATGGGTATCATACCCGTTAACGATAATACCATGAGTGGCAAAATTTTTAATTTTTGGGTTGGACATACTAATTTCAATATTACTAATAAAATTGCAGATATTATAGAAAAAACAGATGGTGTTGAAACGTTAAATATATTTACTAGATATAGATTTAGGGTTGGTGTTGGTAAAGCCTTTGACGATTCAACTATCATGAGACTAATAAATTCTAGAATTTATAGAGAGTTAAATAATGCCTAGAGCAACAATTACTGAAGAAATTAATGCTATTCATTCTTATGGTTTGGATATTAAAAATAGAGAAATTTATTTGCATTCATACATTGCGGATGATGAAGATAGTGGTGTTGATTATAGGTCTGCTATTACTTTTGAAAAAAATCTAAGATATCTGTGTTTATTGTCTGGAGAGCCTATACTTATTCATATGCACCTACCCGGAGGAGACTGGGAAGACTGCTTAAGTATTTATGACACAATAAAACATTGTAAATGTAAAACAACAATATTGGCATATGCAAAAGTTCAATCTGCTAGTAGTATAATTTTTCAAGCAGCTAACACCCGCATACTTATGCCAAATGTTAATATGTTGATCCATTATGGGTCTATAACTATTGATGATGAACATAAAGCCGCTATTAGTAGTTTGCAGTGGAGCGAAAGAGAATCATTAAAAATGATCGATATATTTGTTGAGAAATGGATATCTTCTCCCATGTCTAAAGAAAAAAATTGGAAAAGACCTTTTGTTAGAAAACATATAGAAAGTCAATTAGCAAATAAAACAGATTGGATACTTACTGCGTCAGAAGCGGTGTATTATGGTTTTGCAGATGGAGCGTTAGGAGATAAAAAGTATCCAAATTTAGATGCCCTAAAAAATAATGTAAAATGATAATAGAATACTATCACTACGATATAGCAACTAAAGATTCTGAATTATCTTCTATTATAGAAAAAATTAGCAAATATAGTATTCAATCATTATCGGTTTTGCCTTCTCATGTTAAAGTTGCAAAATCTTTTTTGCCACAACATATAGCATTATCTACTCCTATAGATTATCCATTTGGTATTCTTGATTCAAAATCCAAGTTATCTTCTATAGAACATGTAATTAAATATATCAATACAATTGATGTTATTTGTCCAAGTTATTATCTATGTAATAGAAAATATGATAAATTTAAAGAAGATATAAAAAATATACAATCTTTAATTATACAACATCCTGATATTGAAATAAGATATATTTTAGAATATCGTCAATTTAGTTATGAACTACTTTATAAAATAGTTCAAATATTGCATGACTTTAACATAAAAATAATATATCCATCAACTGGATATTTCATAGACGATATAGCGGATAATATCACTGCCTCTGCCCTAATCAATAAAAAAGTACCTGAAATTGGTATTATTTCCAATGGCAACATTTGGAATGAGAGTCATATAAAATTGATCAAAAATGCTAATTTATTTGGTTTGAGGGTGAATTCTTTGAATGCGTTAGAATTATTATATAAAGAAAATATTATATAAATGCAATAATAGGTGTATACTTTATTGGTAATATTACCTTTATCAATGGAGATAACAATGTCAACAGCTAATACAAGTGGCGCAGATTATACAACGCCGCCAAATTTAAAAGGTAGTGGCTCAGTAAATGATGGTGGAACATCAACCAGAGTAACATCAACATCGCTATTGCGTAAAGTGGCCATTAGTAAAGATACAACCGGAGTTTTCGGCTCAACGGTTATTGACGGAATGGACACAAATGTAGCAATAGTTGGTAGTCCTATTTCTCACAATCACACCAAACCCATTACTTTCAAAGTAACAACAGAAATTGCAGGAGCAAATAGTTCAGTTTTAGCAACAAGCTCTAATGCTCCAGCTCAAGTAAGAGGAATTCACAAACGCGAAAGCTTCAAGTCTGATGGTAAAGCAACAGCTTTTAGGGCTGGATACTTCAACCTTTATACTGGCAAGTATTCGCCCTCGCCAACGCCAGTTACAGAAAATCCTGGTACTGATAATGCTGCTTCTCCAACTCGTTCTGTTCCTGGTGATCTAGTATTCAGAACCGGTGCCAAATTGCCAGTTCGTAATCAAGATTATAAAGCCAAAACTGGCTGATAACGCTTGATTAATTAATTTAATAACACTAAGCCAGCAATAATATTGTTGGCTTTTTGTTTTTAGTGTATATTATAATAAGTATATTTGTTTTTATCAAATAAAGGTTATTAATTATGAGCGATACCATAGTTCACTTTTGGGAAAGTATAGCAACTACCAGTATCGGAATCATAATTACTATGATAGGCTTTTGGGTAGCTATTGGTAAAAATATGGCTAGTAAGTCAGAAGTTGCTGAAATGATAGAAACCAAATCTCCATATTTACATGATCGACAATTTATTATGGAAAGATTAGCAGTTAATAAAGAAACACAAGCTGCTTTAACAGGAATGCTACAAAGAAATACAGAAGTCATGACTGAACTTAAAATACAAATTGCAACATTGGGTAAAACATTAGAGGCTTTAGAAGCAAGAATAGAAAGAAACTAATGAGGTATATTTATGGCAAATGATATAATAAAAAGTAAAAGTGATGAAGCTATAAAAAATGGTACTATTGTTACCACATGTTCATTTACTGGTAATTATAAAACTATAAATTCTTATGTTAACAATTCTCCAGTAATAACTGATATACAATCTAAATATGATGAAAAATTTGATGATCCTAGTTACTATTATGGAATAGGCAACGCAAACTTAATAGGTGGTTGAGCATGAGCATAAAAAGAATAAATGAATTTCCAGAAGGAAGTGGTAGCCTAAGTTCTGATGATATATTCTTAATTATGGATGATCCATTAGGCGCATCTTTGACAAAAGCCGTTTCATTATCTGGTATTCAAACATCGATGAAGATTGTTCAAAGTGATACATCCTTGGTGTCAAACTCAGTAAAAGTTACTAATATAATTAGCATATCACAAAGTAACTACGATAATCTTGCTACAAAAGATTCAAAAACATTATATATTATTAATGGTTAAAATTTGTCATGCCAACAATAGATAGTGACATATATTTAAGTAGTTCTAATATAACTTCTATTAAATTAGGAAATACAAATATTTCTAAAATATTTTTAGGAAATAATTTAGTTTTTTCAGCCTCGTCTTTTGGTAGCTCAGGATTTCAATGGATGAATATTAATGGAGTTACTGCAACCGCAGCATCTGGAATTGGTCAAAATAATATTACAATCTCAATTACTCAAAATGGTGGAGGTATGGCTCCTCATAATGGCATGTATGGATATCCAACATTTCCCGAAGCATATGGAGTACCCGGTAATGGAACTCAAATCTTAAATAGTCGAGCTGGCACATTTACAGCAACTTTTAGTCAACCAGTTACAAATCCTCTAGTTGCATTTGCTAGTGTTGGTAATCCTAGCACGCCAGTTCCTGTTCAAGTATCCTTACCATTTACTCCAATTTGGAGCACAGATACTACATATCAAAATGCAGTAAATGGTACTCAATACTCTCAATTTACCGGCACAGAGGGATTTAATATTATTAGAATAGATGGCGTATTAACTACTATAACTTTTAATTATACTATCAGTGAATACTACTGCACAGTTTGTTTTGGATTTGTGGATCAAAATACATAATTTGCATTAGGTGTATCTAATAATAGTTACTATTATTACATTTATTGGAGTTTAAAATGGTCAAACCTGGTTATAAAACTAGTGAATTCTGGTTCACATTAGTAAGTTTCATTTTTAGTGGAGCTTATTTATTTGGGGTATTAGACGATTTTACTCAAAAAGAAGATTTAATACAAGAAACAAGTAAAGGATTAGAAGCTGCTATATTAATTATAGGTCAATTAACTTTGTTATTTAAATATATCAAAGGAAGAACAGATCTTAAAAAGACTTGGTGGAATACTGCAACACCAGAAGAAAGAAAAATAGCTAATAGAAAAAATACAAGATCTAAAACTAAGAAGAAAATCAAAAAACCAATTCAGCTCAAAGTTGAGTAGACAGTCTTGGTCGGTGTACTATAATATATAGGGCGTTTTCAAAAAGGACATTTTATGCCAGAAGCAGCTTCAATATACTCAATTAAAATAAAATTAGATGAATTTATGACTCAGGTCAAAGTCTCTTTAGGAGAGATTAAATCTGTTGCAATATCTCAAGCCTGGAAAATTCTACAACTTGCTGTTGCTCAAACGGTACAAGTGTTAGAACAGAATACTAGTAATTTGTCTGGACCAGATAAAAAAGCTATGGCTATGGACTATTTATCAAAATTTTATGATAGTGTTTTTATTATTGTTGATGTTCCTATGATCCCAAGTTTTATTGAGCCAATTATTCGTCAATATGTAAAAGTATTTTTAATGGCACTAGTAAGTTCCAGCATTGATGCTATGGTCACAACGTTCAGACAAGTTGGAGTCTTTAAAACACAACCGTTAGTTTCACAATCTATTAAATCTAACCTTAAAGTTAACAGAGCGAGGAAAAAGAAATGAATTACACAGAGAGTTTTGATCAGTTTGCTAGTAGAGTAACTACTTTTGATTTAGCTTTATATGCTGGTGCAGCACTTATCCTATTTGTTTTATTTCAAGATAAACTAGGCCCAGTACAGGGATTTATTAATAATCTATTACAAAAAGTTTCATTGCCCAGGGTTCCTGGTAGCACATCTAATGTTGTGTCTAATGTTGTTAATAAAGAAGATTTATTTTTTCAACTTATGCACTCGTGGAAACAAACAAGAGATTTAGCATCCAGAAGCAACTGCACAGAAGCTGTTAAGGTTGCTGATCAAATGTTTCCATTTCTCAGTCCGAACGCTTGTGGCTCAACACAATCTGTATTGACCACGCCAGAAAAGTAATTTAAAGAATGTATAAGGATAAAATATAATGAATAAAAAATTATTACTAAGTATAGCAGTAGGGTTGGTTCTTTTAGGTTTATTTAAACCAAATTTTTCTAACATCATTCCTGTTAGAAATGAATCTACTGTAACTATTCTTGTAGAAGAACCAACAAACGAGGTTACTTTGGAAGCTTGTAAAAAAGTAACTCAAGTTTTGTCTTCTGGTCCCAATCCTAAAAAAGATGCTTTAGACCTAGCTTCATTATATAGTGATGTTGCTAGACTAATAGAATTAGATGGTGAAGATATAGTTATTATAAATACTGAAGAAATAGCTTCAGTAAATAAAATTGCAGGATCTTTATTAAAACTAAATCTTAAAGGTAAATATGATAATCTAGCTACTAGCTGTGAAGAAGTAGTTAAGTCTGTGGTGGGAAATGATAATGTTCCACTAGACAACGATTTACGCAAAAAGGCTGTTGTTGCTTTTAAGAATTTAGCGTGGGCTTGTAAAGAAGGTGCAAAATAATGCCAAGATACACTCCGGAAGAATTATATAAAAACTATAAAGATGGTTTTAGTGGTTGTTTATGGGAAGAGCATGTATATGAACAACTAATGGAAAATTCTAAATACGCTTACTTTTCTGATGGTGCAAAAAGGATTGTGGATAGCGGAAAAGGAAAATTAAGCACTCCTTATAAAAGTGTATTAAAATTTGATAAAAAAGCATACGAAGAAAGACAAACCACTGGAGATTGCGTAAGCCATGGAACAAGAAATGCCTGTGATATTAGCAGAGCGGTAGAAATAGATATTAAGAAAGAAAAAGAAACATGGATAGCTAGAGGAGCAACAGAAGCTATCTATGGAGCACGAGGTCATGGTGGCCAAGGAATGAGTTGTGCAAGAGCGGCGACATTTGTGAGTCAGGCTGGCGGAATAGTAGTTAGAAAAAATTATGAAGGCATAGCAGACTTTAGTAAATATAATGGCAATCTAGGAGCGAACTGGGGATCAAGAGGTTTACCAGATCCTGTAATAGATCTAGCTAATGATCATCAAATTACAACAACTAGTTTAGTAACAACAGTAGAAGAAGCTAGAGACGCATTAGCAAATGGATATGGATTAGCTGTTTGTTCAAATTATGGCTTTAGTAACAAAAGAGACAAAAAGGGTTTTGCTAAAGTAAGTGGTAACTGGGGTCATTGCATGGCTTGGATTGCTTGTGATGATACTGGTAGTGAGCCAGCATTTTTAGTACAAAATAGTTGGGGTAAATGGAATGACGGAGGTCATCCAGAGTGGGGCCCCATACCAGATGGATCATTTTTAATAACATCAGATGTTGCTGCTGGGATGTTATCAGCAAACGGATCTTATGCCTTCAGCAATTTTAACGGATTTCCTGTACAAAAATTACCCAATTACGGTTTCACATACTTATAATAGGATTATATAATGACAGCTTTTGTTAGAAAAGTAGGTAATAATTTTTATGTTAGATATTCAAATGGTACCGCGTGGGTACGATCCTCCGAACAACAGGTTCAAGATTTATGTGCAAGTTGCTGTCCTATTCAGTTTTTATCATCGTGGGAAGATCCTAATACCGTTTGTAACGACTCAAGATTCACTCATCCAATCAGCTTAAAGGCTCCATATTATATTTTTAAAGGACAACCAAATAATGGAGTTATTACAAGCACCCCTAAGTCAGCTCCATCGTATGCATACTCTCTTTTTGGTGGAACTCCCCCAACAACAAATTTTAGTTCAAGAATAAGCATTAAAATTCCAAATGATCCAGTGTTTAGCGGAACATATGTTTTTGATTATAAGTCATTAACTCAAGAATGGCGTTTAAATACTTTATCAGGCATGACCGATACCTCAGTATCTGCCTATCAGGACTACTGGAATATGTCTTATGGTGTTGGTAAAAAAATAATTAGTTTAGTAGAAACAACAAACGAACCTTCATATAAAGGATATGTCGAATATGCAACAAGCGGTAATATTGGATCAAATTTGAGTGGAGTATATGCTTTTCCGTGTCAATTTGTGTTCACAGCTATTCAAGCTCCAGAAGATATAGTGGGAATAGATCTTCCTGGCGGCACCAATCCTGTACTACCACTAGGAACTGGCCATAGAGCGGTTATTGGTTTCAACCCACCATTAAGGTGGAGACATCCTTATAGTGATTGGACAGTTGTTGATCAAATTGGTCATAATATATTACCAGAAAATTATCCTCTCGACGTTGCAGGAACTGCCCCAGCAAAACCTTGGTTTAATACCAATTATTTCACAGGAATAGCTAGTCAGCCGTCCTCAATTAATATTAGTGGAATAAGTAACAATCCATATAATTTATCTAGCTCGTCATCAAAAACTCCAGTTTATACTGGCCTTTCAACTATAGGATTCTCTTATAGAACTTCAGGAGTTGGAGTTCCTTTTGACAGTTCAGAATATGGGGTCTCTATGGTGAATCGTTGTAGTGGAATAAGACCACACTTTCATAAATATCAATTTACTTATAATAGTGTCTCTTATTCTATCAACGAAACAGCATTATTTAGTCCTAAACAGTATTTAGATGCATCAATAGAATTTAATTTTTCTTGTAGAACATCTGGAACAACCTGTTCAGAATTTAATTCGTTAATTCCTGTATCAACAGGATATTCAACCATTAGTAATAGTTGTTTTGGCTCGTATGTTAATGCTGATTTTATGTGTGGGGATAATTTTGCTCATCCTAGCGGAAATTATTTTACAACAGAAGGAGTGCAAGATCTTAAGATTATTTACTCTGGATTACCTTATCAAGTAGCTTCGATTCCTCACGTTTATCCTATGGTAAAAACAACAAATTCTGCTGGTAATGTTTATAAAGCTAATAGTGGACAAATAATTTTTGTAGATTACGATGGAGCTAAAACTCCTGATGGCTTTAGATCATGGATAAATTCAAACTTTAACTTTGTAACATTAGATAATAGTGACAATGTTACTATTAAATGGCCCGGTGTTGATGTGTATTGGAGTCTTAGAGACTCTGTTTATGTTTCAGGAGCAGGAGCAGGCTATGACACAAGCGGAAAATATTATGCAGCAAATGTTGTTGATTATAATGACAATATTTTTTATTCAAAAGATGGTGGAAATAGTTATCCAAGAATATCTACACAGGGTGATGGCGAGTGGTATATGAATAAAAATGGTGATGACTTGTATAAATTAAGTAATAATACAAATTATCCAATTTATCCGTTTCTTCCAACAGGTACCTGGGAAAGCTATAGTGACGATTTATTTGGTCCAATGATTAGCTATGATAATAAAACAGCATTCGCCAGAGTTACTCCAGAAGGTGGAGAAGGAAGCAACGTTGGAGTATATGTTTTTAAAGCAGGATTAACAGAATTTATATCTCAATATGCTTATGATTCTGATAATAATAGATATATTAGTCTTAAGAACTCAGATATACAAATGAGATTTTCTGTTGATAAATGGCAATTGGGCAAAGTTGAAACTGGTACATTTGTTGCATATTATGAATTGACTAATGTAACATGTGGCAATCCTTTATTATTAGATCCTCAAATACTCGATTATAGTGACTATAATCCGATAAATACTTATGGAACAGTTCAAATTCCTGTAACGTGTTTATCACAACCTATTGGACAATGGGTTGCGACAGGTCCAGGAACAGGATCCGCAATATCGGTAAGAGATCCATTGGCTGTTGGCGGCGCTGGCTCTTTCATTTGTTAAATTAGATAATATAAAGGTTAATTATGAAAATATTAGATAGAATAGCATTAAATAGATTAATATCTATAATAACAAGTTTTATATTATCTATTATAAAAATTTTTGCTAATAAAAACATTGATAATGTTGTTCCACACGTTCCTGATAATCAACCATTTCCCTGGCTCAGAAAACAAATTAATAAGGTAATTAAAAAATGATTAATAAATTATTAATAATATCTATGTTCTTATCTTCTATGGTAACCTACTCTTCTGATTATAGTCCAGTTTATACCAAATCTGCTGTGATTTTAGCGGGATCAGTTATTGCATCACAACATATGGTTGATAATAAAAAATATAAACGAAAAGATTGCCCCATCTGTAAAGGTAAAGGTTGGTATATTAGTGGAGATGAAATTAAAAAAGTAGATTGTGGTTATTGTGAAGAAGATACAAAAAACCAACCAGTTGAGAAGCCATCGCCAAAAGTTTTAATTCATAATCCCATAACAATAACTCCCAATTGTATAAGCGGAACTTGCTCATCGACACAGAGAAAGTAAATTATGTCTAATGATGAAAAACTAAAAAATATATCCAAAGAAATTTTAAAAAAAGCTAATATTCCAGAAGATCAAAAATTTGGTAGTATTATAGCTATTTTAATGATGATTAGTATAGTCTTAACCATTATAAGAGTTATGCAGGAGTGTAATAAAAGCAAAACCAATAATATGTCATGTGCGGAAAAGGGTTTTCTATATGGTCAAGAAATACGTTCTTATAGTAAAAAAAGGGGTTGGTTTACTAGACTAAGAATCAAGCGAATTATTCGTCAAGAACTAACTAAAGAAGACTATCATAAATATGGTATTAAACTTACAGAAGTTTTGTTAGATAAAGGAGAAATTCTCACGGACGATGAGGCATTAACCCTAGTGGAGACAGCAAATGTTTAATTTATTAGTATGGTGTGTTTATGGATTATTTGTTGGTAGTGTGGCCAAAGCAATTGTTCCAGGTGAAGAAAATTTTGGTTTTATAAAAACAGTTGCATTAGGTGTTGCTGGTTCATATATGGGAGGGGCGGTTTTGTATATGTTAGGTAAATACGAATCCTTATCTCCAGCAGGGTTATTTATGGGAGTAGCAGGAGCTATTCTCTCTCTTGTTTTATATAATAAGCTCCAGCAACAGACCAAATCTTGATCAAATAGCTTGAATGAAGCTTATAAGAAAAAATATTTGACTAGCAGCAGAATTCTGCTATCATATGCTATATGAAAACAACACCCCTCGCTAGACCATCATGGAACGATTATTTCTTAGGTCTTGCTAAAGTCATTTCACAACGCAGTCACGATTCTCAAACACAACATGGTTGTGTAATTACAGATCAAAATAATAGGATACTGGGTGTTGGATATAATGGTTTTGCACGAGGCTTGGACGATGATCTATTGCCAACCACTCGTCCTGATAAATATCCGTGGATGATACATGCAGAAAGAAACGCATTAAGTAATTGTGTTGTTAGACCGGACAATGGAGTAGCATATGTTACTGGCCAATGCTGTAATGATTGTATTATGGCCTTATGGCAAGAAGGCGTCTCCACAGTTATCATGATGGATGATCATGGTACACATTTATTTGATGACAAAGCACAAAAACACTTTGATTCTTTTGTCAAAATGAGTCAAATCAATATTAGATACATTAAGCCAAACTTCAATTGGCTGAGACAAATACCCGGTGTATAATGAACTTACCAATAATAATATTTTATGGCAGTTTAATTTGTTATTTTTATAATAGAGTTTATACTGAAGATTTATTAATGACAAATTTTTCTTTTCAAACCGCAATCATTATAGGTATCATTGCCATTTTAAATAGGAGATAGTATGTCGGCACTTCAAGAACTTCAGAATTATACATTTGTTAGTAAGTATGCTCGTTGGATAGAAGATAAGAATCGCAGAGAAACTTGGAAGGAAGCTGTTGATCGCGTCAAAAATATGATGCATACCCAGTATCCTGATGTCAAAGAAGATATCGATTGGGCATATGATATGATGTATAAGAAGAAGATTCTTGGTAGCCAAAGAGCATTACAGTTCGGTGGCGAACCAATTCTCAAAAGACATGCGAAGATATACAACTGCACAAGTTCATATTGTGATCGACTCCGATTTTTCCAAGAGTGTTTCTGGCTACTATTATGTGGTAGCGGAACAGGATTTAGTGTTCAAAAACACCACGTTGCAAAATTACCAACATTAGAACATGATATTCCCGACAACAATGAAGGAACAAAATATGTTATTGAAGATAGCATAGAAGGATGGGCAGATGCTCTTGGAGTTCTTCTTAGTTCTTACTTTAGTAAGCCAATTGAAGAATTCAAAATATACAAAAATACTTATGTTGTTTTTGACTATTCAAATATTAGACCTAAAGGATCATCATTAGCCAGTGGCGTAGGAAAGGCCCCTGGATTTGAGCCACTACAAAATGGACTAGAAAAAATCAGAACTCTACTAGATCGTTGTATCTCTAATGGCCAAAAGAAACTAAGACCAATCGATGCTTATGATATTGTTATGCACAGTAGCGATGCCGTGTTAAGTGGTGGAGTCAGACGCTCTGCTAGTCTTGCTTTATTTAGTCCTGATGATGAAGAAATGGCAAAAGCAAAAACCGGTAATTGGTATATAGACAACCCACAAAGAGCACGAAGTAATAATTCGGCACTTCTACTTAAAAATGAAACAACGCTTGAAGAATTTCAAGAACTAATGGAAAGTGTTAAAGAATTCGGAGAACCAGGATTTATTTGGAGTGACTCAACAGAAATGACATTTAATCCTTGCGTAGAGGTTGGAATGTGGCCAGTAGATGAAGAAACTGGAAAGAGTGGATGGCAAGGATGTAATCTATCTACTATCAACTGTTCATCAATTGAAGATGAAGATGATTTTTATGAAAGATGTAAGGCTGCTGCTATTATAGGAACTCTACAGGCTGGATTCACTAAACTAGATTATCTTGGAGAGATCACTTGCAGAATTTTTGAAAGAGAAGCTCTGCTTGGAGTTTCATTAACTGGAACAATGGAAAAACACGATCTTATTCTTTCAGAAAAGGTTCTTCGTGCCGGAGCTAAAATTGCAGTCGAAACAAACAAAGAGCTATCAAAAAAGATCAAAATTAACCAAGCAGCAAGAGTAACTTGTCTAAAGCCAGAAGGCACAAGCTCTAGTATGCTTGGAACAAGCTCGGGTATCCACCCACATCATGCTAAACGCTATATAAGACACGTACAGGCCAATATTTTAGAAGCACCGTACCAACACTTTAAAAAACTAAACCCGCAAGCCTGTGAAAAATCCAGTTGGTCAGCAAACAATACGGATGAGGTAATTAAGTTTCCAATAGAGGTTCCAGACGGAGCTAAATTAAAGAACCAATTACCAGCTGTAGAAATGTTATCTATTGTTAAAGATACTCAAAAAAACTGGGTTCAAAGTGGAAAAAACAGATCATTATGTACTCAAGAATATTTAAGTCATAATGTTAGTAATACCGTAACCGTTAAGCCAGACGAATGGGATGATGTTACTAAATATATTTATGATAACCGTAAATATTTTGCTGGTATTAGTTTAATTCCACAGAGCGGAGATAAAGACTATACACAAGCCCCATTCACAACAGTTTATACTAGTCGTGAAATAGTTAAAGAATATGGAGATGCTGCATTGTGGTGCTCTGGACTAATTCAATTGGGCTTGAATGCTTTTAATAACAATCTATGGGCGGCTTGTGATTATGCTAGTATGAATCAGACAAAAGAAAATGATAGTCAAGATAAATTATTATTTATTACCAAGATGAAAAATTTTGCTGGTAAATATTTTGATAGTGACCTTAAGAGACTAACATATTGTATGAAGGATGTTTATAATTGGAAAATCTATTGCGATCTATATAACGGATTTAAAAAAGTAGACTATACACAACTTCTGGAAAATGAAGATAATACTGTCGGGATTGAGGAAATAAGTTGTGCTGGTGGCGCCTGTTTATTATAAGAACAATATTACTCGTTATTCTTATAAAGGTGTATTATTAATATAGTATTTTAATACTCCTTATATAAGAAAAGGGCACACATTGAGAAAAACTAATAGAAACTCAAAGAAAAAAAGTAAGGTTATTGATGCGACAAATAGTTTGGAACCCAAAGGAGCCGCTTATAGAAATCGATTAAAACCAAGAACAGAAAATCAAAAAGAATACATAAGGACTGTTGCAGAAAATACTATAACATTTTGTCAAGGCTTAGCCGGTAGTGGCAAAACACACATCGCTATAGGAATGGCTCTTGAGTATCTTTTAGATGAAAAAGTAAAAAAGATTATTATCACAAGACCTATATTAGAGGCTGGAGAAAAAATGGGATATCTCCCAGGATCAGCAGAAGAAAAATTACATCCTTATCTATTACCTATACTAGATGAAATTGTACACTTCATAAGCTCAGCACATTATGCTTCACTAAGACTTAATAATAAAGTTGAAGTGGTTCCACTGGGACTTATGAGAGGTCGTAATTTTCATAACGCTTTTATTGTTGCTGATGAGTGCCAGAATGCGTCATATGAACAATTAAAAATGCTAATAACAAGAACAGGACAAGCTAGTAAAATGGTTTTAACTGGCGACGTTGCTCAGTCTGATTTAAGCAGACATTTACAAGGCGGTTTTAGCGATATGATATCAGCCCTTAATGGAGTTGAAGGTATAGGTTATTCTAAATTAGAAGCCTCAGATATTGTAAGAAATCCAATCATCTCTAAAATCCTATATAGACTTGATGACTATGAGCAGCAAAGCCGAAAATAGTAAATGTTTATTATTAAATGCCGACTATTCCCCTCTGAGAATAATATCTTGGCAGAGGGCTATAGTTTGGTCTATTAGATATGAAGATAGTAAAAATTATGGTATCGAAATATTATCATATTACAAAGATAAACACATACAAGGATCTGCCGGCAAACAATATCCTGTTCCGGCAGTAGCAAAAACACTTAGATTCTTCAACCTATACAATAGAAAGATTAATTTTTCTAGACATAATTTATTTATTAGAGATAATCATACATGTCAATATTGTGGTATTCAATTATGTTTCTCACAATTAACATATGATCATATAATTCCAAAAAGTAGATTCAATGAGAATAAAAGATTATCTACAAATTGGAATAATGTTGTTACAGCATGCAGACCATGTAATCATAAAAAGGGCAACAGAACACCAAAAGAAGCTGGGATGTCATTAATAAATATCCCAATCGAGCCGAATTATTCTTACGCATACTTGCCATGGTACCAGGAACTATCTAATATAACTCAGGGATCGTCGTACGAAATATGGAAACCATTTATATCTCATATTAATTATGTCTAATTTTATATTTAATCCAAAAGATCAAGAACCAACAGAACACCTATATTGTTTAATAGGGCAACAAGATTTTTTAGATGAAGATGGCTGCCCTAGGTTAAATGATTCTGCTTCTGATCACATAGTTGCTAAAAGCATACAAAACAAAAAAGGTAAAAATATTGTATCGTCACAAAATTATTGTACTTATTTTTTAAGAATATCTCCCAATCTTCAATTGTACAATCCTATAAATAGATTATCTCCGATAAAAGATAAAAGACAATATAATTTTATAGATTCTATATGTAAAGAAAAATGGATGTTTAAAGAGGTTAATAAGCAAGTGTTCGATAAATATTTAACTTTTCTTAAGACAAAAAATATATCTTGGTTAAAAGATGCTGAGCGTGAACTAAAATAATATGCCAACCTACTCGTATTTCTGCAATACATGTAAAAAAGATTTTGAATTATTTTTTTACATTAAAGACTATATTAGTGATCCAGAATGTTCATTGTGTTATTCTAAAGACACTCATAGGTCTTATATTAAAGATGTGGCAACTCAAAATCTGTCAGTTAAAAAATCAGATAGTGAGTTAAAAACAATAGGAGATTTAGCAAATCGTAATCGTGATAAATTAAGCGATGATCATAAGCTTGCACTTCATAATAAGCACAATGATTATAAAGATGAGGTGCCACAAACAAAATTACCATCAGGAATGAGTCGTATTAAAAAATCTAAAAAAACAAAGTGGACGTAATTATGAGTGAAAAAGAATATTCAGACTTAGAAAAAGAAAAAATATTAGAGGCAGTAGAATCCGTATCAAAACAATATCAAATTGGATCAGAGTCTCTGGCTTCTCAAATATATTCTCAATCAGAGCATAATAAACTAATTGATTGTAGACATGAAATACTTATACAAATCACTGCACATGTTATAGAACAAGATGTTACTGGATCAACTGTGGGAACAAAAGAAATATGTCAAAAAAATTATCACATACCAGTTCCAGAAAATAAAGATCATCATGTATATTTACAAGGTTTTTTTAATTTCCTAGAAGGATGTATGAATCAGTCGATACAGTCACAAGAAAAGGAATAATATGGAAAATTTTATTTTTAAACCAACAGATAAAAAACAACTAGAGCCAATAATTGAATACTATTGTACTAGCAAAGATCAAGACTATGTTGATGATAATAATTTTGCTAGAGCAAATGAATTTTCTTCAAAAGTACATGCTCAGAAGACTCAAACTTCAAATGGAACTCAGTATGCTATAAAAATAAACAATAATCATAAACTATATAATCCCTTAGGTTTTGGCCTAGAAGACCGCTCATATAGTATATTAGATAATGTTATTAGTCCAGAATGCAAAATGAAGAATGTTAATCAAATAGCATTTAATCTATATGTTAAATTTTTAAACACGCAGAATATGTCATTTTTAATACAAGCAGAAAGAGAGATGATATGATGACAAAAATTAGTAATATAAAAAAATATGCAGCACAATGGCTAAAGCACACTGGATTTAGTAATGAAGATATTGCTAAAGAAATTAAAATTTCATCTTCAGAGATACAGCAGATATTTGACGAATATGAACAGAGTGCTTTGGATTCTAAATCTACAAACTTAATGATAACGCACACAGCAGGAAAGAAAATTAATTCTGTTGCTATTATGACAAAAGAAGCATCTGAGTTAGTTGATACTGCTCGTAATAAAGTATCGCCAACAAGAGACCAAAAAGGAATCTTTAGGCCAAAACAAAAATGAAGTATCCATCTAGATACTCTAATGGTAAAGATGTATCTGCTGCCCAGTATATAACAGAACTTATATGTGAACATAAAGCGAAATTAGATAAGCTAGATTTGCATTATAAATTTTGGATCAATAAAGAATGGGCAAAATATTATAGAAATCAAATTGCAACAGCTAACCAGCTACTAAAAAAATATAACCCTAAATCAGTTATTAAGGCGTTAAACGATAAAAGGGCAGAAAAAATCTATTCTTTGCGTGCTCCGCACCTTATTGCTATTATAGAACAGTATGATTCTGTTAAAGAAGACACGAATATACCAGAGATTATTGTCAACAGATCAGATGATAAAACATATAGACAACATAAAAGATCTAATAATATTATATCCAAATTAAAGGAATTAGATGATGGCTACGAGTCTTAAAGACGATGTAATTAAAAATTTTGGAGATGAAATAATACTCTCTGGCAATGCTTTGCTTGATAAGAAAATTTTAACTATTCCAGTGTGTCCCTCTTTGGATATTGCATTAAATGGAGGAATCCCAGAAGGGAGTTTTGTTGTTTTAACTGGACAACCAAAGTGTGGAAAAACTACAACGTCGTTAGATTTTTCAGCAACAGCCCAAAGACCTGAGTATGCTCACGGTTCTTTTAAAGAGGGGCGACAAGTGTACTACCTAAATATTGAAGGTAGATTAAAGAAAAGAGATTTAGAAGGTATACCTGGATTAAATCTATCACGATTTCATATTATAGGAAGTCAACAGGGTAAGATATTACATGCAGAAGAATATCTACAAATTGGAGAAAGAATTATAAACGAAGAGCCAGGATGCGTATTAATCATAGACTCATATTCTGCATTATGTACTGAAGCAGAGATTACTAGCGATATGGATAAAATGCAAAGGGCTGACGGAGCAAAACTATTAGCTAAATTTTGTCGTAAAGTAGCTAATGTAATTCCGGTAAATAGAAATATAGTTATTGGAATTACTCACTTAATGGGTAATCCAACAGGTTATGGTGCAGAATTTAAAGAAAAGAGTGGTCAGGCGATAGCTTATCAAACAGATATTAAGCTAAGAGCTAAAACATTTAAGCCATGGGTTATTGGTGCTGATAATACTCAGATAGGTCAGGAAATAGAATGGCAAGTTATCTGTTCTGCTTTGGGTGCTCCGGGTGCTGTTACAACATCATATATCAGATACGGACAAGGAATTGACAAATGTACAGAATTAGTAAATTTAGCATCTGATCTAGGAGTTATCTACAAGGGAGGCGCTTGGTACACTATAACTTGTCTAGAAGATAAGCCAAAATTTCAAGGAACAGAGAAAGTAAGGAATTTCTTATTAGAAAATATCGAAGCGTATAAGAAAGTAGAACACTCTGTCAAAGAGGTATTAGGCATCAAATGATTGTTCATGATCTTGATGGCAATGCAGTTAATTGGAGTTTAGTTGGTCATATAGCCAATGGTAGAATTAAAGATAAATCGTCATTTCATTTATCTGCCAGACAGATTATATCCGATCTTTTTCCAACTGTTCAAATTCTAGAAGAAGTGTCGATACCTTTAAGAAAATCAGAAAAATTATATTTAGACTTTTATCTTCCATTATTAAAAAAAGCCATAGAAGTTCATGGCGAACAACATTATAAATTTGTATCATTTTACCATTCGAACAAAATGAATTTTCTTAAAGCACAAAAAAGAGATCAAGAAAAAAAAGAATGGTGTGAAAAAAATGGAATATCTCATATAGTACTACCTCATTATCAAACACCAGAACAATGGAAAGCGCATATATTATATGACAACAAATAAAACAGCAAAAGAAGAATTACATAACTGGGATGCGATACTTGATGAATATGAAACATCGCTATCCTTACCTAAATATTCGTCTCAATATGGAGTAGCAGAATCAGAGATAAATCAATATCTTACAATGTCCCGAGATGAAATAGAAAAACTTTCACCAGAGGACTGTGCTCAAATATCTTATCGTTTAGCTCAATTTTCTTTTCATATACAAAGATCTATAAATAGAGAAATTGCTAGAATGAATTGGTCTGATGAATCAATTAAAGAAACTATTGCTGATGAAATTAATAACTATAAAGGTTACGGATTTATAGAAAAATCTCTACAAGCAATTAAACATAATGACAAAGCACACTCGTTGAATTCAATAAAAAAATACGCAAAACAAAGAGTTGACAGATTGTCTTACATAGCTAATAGTATCAAAAATTTGTCTGATATAATACTTTCTATACAAAAAATTAAGGTGCAATATGGATCCAGAACAAGTTAAGCAGTTAATTTCTCTTTTACAAAGCATGTTAGTGTCTTCTCAGAACGCATCTTCTGGTGACGATATACCAGATGCTCCAGAAAGAAAAAAGACCAATGTTGACCCGGCCACTCCCAAGTCTAATATAAAAACACGCACCAGAAAAAAGGTGTCAGGAAGCAAAAACGAACCAACAACTCAGCAAAGCAACAATAAATTTGAATCAATGTCAGAGTTCGTTATGCATAAAGAAGATACAGAACTTGATAAGAAGCTGTGTAAAGCTCCTCCAGTTGCTAGATTAAGAGATTTTGAATTTGTAGATGTAACATGTAGAATATGTGGAAAAACAGAGAATGTAGCCCCTTCTCTTGTATTTGATAGTCCTTCAAGATATAAATGTAACAATTGTTCAACCCAGTCTGGTTAAAATTAATATGATACTTTGTGATCCTTCAGCCGAAAGAGCAGTTCTTAGTGGTATCCTAAAATATGGAGAAACTGCATATTTAGACATATCAGATATCTTAAACGAAAACTGTTTTACCATAGACAGTAATCAAATCATATTTAAATGTTTAAAAAATATTTTAGATAAAGAATCAAAGCCAGTCATAGATATTGCTTCAGTATATTCTTCTGCAGAAGACCTGAAGCTTTCTCATGTTTTATTGCAAAAAGAAGAGAGCCAACATTTAAAGGCAGTATTCGATTTTCCTGTAGAGCCAAATAATGTTAGAAAATTTGCTTTAAAAATTAAAAAATTAGATATCGCTAGACTTCTACATAAAGAATTAGACAAGATACAAGATAAATTATTAGATATCAATGGTAATGAGTCAATATCCTCTATTATAGGAGTTGCCGAAGAGCCTATATTTAATTTTGCATCGAATTTAGCTGGTTCATCTTCTGAAGATGATCCACTATCAATAGCTAATAATATTGATGATTATATTGAATATTTAAAATCTAATCCTGTTGATCAGATAGGAATACCTACTGGGTTTCCTGTTTACGACAAGGCTATAGGAGGAGGCTTGCGAAAGGGAACAATCAATGTTATTGCCGCAAGACCAAAAGTGGGGAAAACATTGCTCTCTGACAACATGGGATATTACATCGCCAATAATCTAAAAATTCCAGTTTTGAATATGGATACAGAAATGACTAGAGAGGACCATGTTCATAGAATATTAGCAATGTCTACAGAAATAGAATTATCTAAAATAGAAACAGGACATTGTTTTAATAGCCCAAATTTAAGTGCAAAGATTGACAAGTCTATAACTGATTTAAAAGCATCTAGATTATATCATAAAAGTATAGCTGGAAAATCTTTTGAAGAACAATTAGCTATTATGCGTAGATGGATAATAAAAGAAGTTGGTCTTAACGATGATGGAACCGCAAAAGACTGTGTTGTATTTTATGACTATCTTAAACTCATGGACAGTGCCGGTATCTCTCAAGATATGAAAGAATATCAGGTTTTAGGATTCATGATGTCAGAATTGCATAATTTTGCCATAAAATATAAGATTCCTATGGTCGCATTTGTACAATTAAATAGAGATGGTATTACAAAAGAAAGCACGGATACTGCAAGCGGTTCAGACAGAATTATATGGTTGTGCAGTAACTTCACAATATTTAAGAGAAAAAGTGATGAAGAAATAGCAGAGGATGGTACAGAAGCAGGGAACAGAAAACTATTACCATTGATTAGTCGCCACGGAGGTGGCTTAGACGATAATGATTATATTAATTGTCATATGAAGGGCTGGTGTGCTAAAATTACCGAAGGGCAAACTAGGCTAGAATTACTCAGCGGAAATAAAACAGGAAAAGATGGATTTATAATAAATGACGACCAAGTACAAGATGAAGAAATTCCTTTCGTATAATCAACAGCAACTGAAGCATTTATCTGACATTATCTGTGATGATATTGAAAGATTATTGCAAACTTTATGCATTGATGATTATAAACTACTAGACAAAATGGTTACAATGAGCTGCCCCGTTCATGGTGGGGATAATGATTCTGCATTTAATTTGTACTATAAGGGAGATTCTTATAGAGGTAATTGGAAATGTAGAACACACGGATGTGAAGAGGTTTTTAAGTCATCAATTATTGGATTCATCAGAGGATGTTTATCTCACCATAACGGATGGTCCAAGCTCAATGATCCAATGGTATCTTTTGATGATGCTTTAAATTTTGCTGTTAATTTTTCTAAGCAAGACCTTTCTAAAATTAAAGTATCAAAAAAAGCAACAGAAAAGCACAATTTCGTTAAAGCTATACAAAATATATCGTCTGAAAAAACTCACCAAAATCAATCAGTACCTAGACAAATAGTAAAAAAATCATTAGATATACCATCCGAATATTTTATTGATCGTGGATTTTCTAAAGACGTATTAATTAAATACGACGTTGGAGAATGTCGAGGTTTGGGAAAAGAAATGTCTGGACGATCTGTTGTCCCGATATATGATAACGATATGATGGGCATGATAGGTTGTTCTGGCAGATCTATTTTTGATAAATGCAATACATGCTCATGTTATCATGACGATAATAAAGCATGTCCGCCAGATAAAGATAAGTGGCTATTTTCTAAATGGAAGCACAGCAAAAATTTTAAAACACAAGAATGCTTGTATAATTTCTGGTTTGCCAAAGAGTCGATACTTAAGACCAAAACAGTAATAGTTGTTGAAAGTCCTGGCAATGTTTGGAAGCTAGAAGAGGCAGGAATCCATAATAGTGTTGCATTACTCGGTTCTTCTTTGAGCAATAAACAAAAAATGCTATTAGATATATCTGGAGCAATGAATCTGATTACAATTATGGATAACGACGATGCGGGGCAAAAAGCCGCACAAATCATTTATGATAAATGTTCTAGAATTTACAATGTAAAAAATATAAAGATCTCTGCTCCTGATATTGCAGAAATGACACTATCTCAAATAGATCAAGAAATTAAACCATTCATTATAGGATATGATATATGAAAATAATCGGAATATCCGGAAGAAAACAGTCTGGAAAAAGCACATTCGGTAACTTTGCAATTTCTATTTTTTTAGCAAAGCTTGATTATGCTAAATCAATATATATAGATACCGAAACTGGCGAGCTTTTAGTATCAGACTTATTAGACGACGATAGGTTTAAGGGAATTTTTGATACAAGAATGTATAAAGAAGTATTTAATGACCAAAGAATCAACATAGCATTAGAAAAACTTAACAAGAAAGTTAAAATTTATAATTTTGCAGATATTTTAAAGAATGATATTTGCATGAATATGCTTGGTTTATCATATGGGCAGTGCTATGGTGATGATGATAAAAAAAATACACTAACTGATATTATGTGGAAAAATATGCCAGGATATGAGGTGTCTAATTTAAATAGCTCTGATCATGATCCTAGTGGATACATGACAGCCAGACAAGTGATGCAGTTTGTTGGAACCGATATGTTCAGGAAAATGAAAACAGACGTTTGGGTTCGCAGCACAATCAACAAAATATTAAATGAACAACCAGAAGTTGCCATTATTACAGACTGTCGATTTCCTAATGAGGTAGAATCAATTAGGAATATGGGAGGTTCAGTAATTAGACTAACTAGAAATCCTTTTAACTCAGATCACACAAGTGAGACAGTATTGGATAAAGACAATTATGATTGGTCTAATTTTGATCACATCATAGAAAATGATAATATCAATATTACTGAATATTTTGATCAGTCAAAAGCCATACTTTCTCAAATTATAGAAACTAATAAATGATAATTACATATTTTAGAAGCAGCTCATTTAATACACACAGTATGTGCGAACAACAATATTTTCTAGAATATGTGTTGGGGTGGAGAGGTCCATCAGGTCAAAAGGCAGACAAAGGAACGATAGTTCATAAAGTTTTGGAGATTCTTGCTTGTATTAAAAAGGGGACGCAAGATAATCTATCTAAGATAAATGATGATATACTTGGAGATATTGATGTAATAAATTATGATTTAGACACAATTATTGATCAGGTATATTCTTTTTACTCCAAGAACTCTCCGCATCACAAATGGTCAAATAAAGATCACAAAGACTGTAAAGAGTGGGTTTATAAAGCTATTAATTTAAATAATGGAATGTTTGATCCAAGAAATAGAGATATACTTCAACCAGAGCAGCACTTTGACTTTGAGATTCGCAAGCCTTGGTCACAGTATTCCTATGACCTAGGAGACGGCAAAACTCTCTCAGGACACTTGGCTTTAAAAGGCACCATCGATCTTATTACAAAAGTAAATGATGACACCATAGAGGTTATAGATTGGAAAACTGGCAAAAGACTAGACTGGGCTACCGGACAAGAAAAAACCCAGGAAAAACTTGAAAAAGATCCTCAATTAAAAATATATCATTATGCCATTAAACAACTATATCCAAATATCAAAAATGTTATTTTCTCTATTTATTTTATAAATGATGGTGGGCCATTTTCTATATGTTTTCATGATTATGATCTTTCTTCTACAGAAGATATATTAAGAGAAAAATTTAATCATATTAAACACACAAAAAAGCCTAAACTACATAAGAGTTGGATGTGTAGTAAATTATGTTTTTTTGGCAAAACAACATTTGAAGGAACGAATGTAGATCCTATCGAAGAATACAGAGATGGTCAATTATGTAAAAAAGATCAGACCATGACCAAATGTGAACAAGTAAAACACGATCTTGACTTGTATGGAATCAATGGTATAATGCCAGTGTACAAGCACCCAAACCATACTTTTGGCCATTACAAAGCTCCGGGAAGTATGTGAGTATTTTGATTAAATCCCACAAAAAGGAGAAAATATAGATGGACGTGAATAAAGGATATGTTCCTTTGCACGTCCATTCTTAGAGAATCACATTATTCTCTACTGGATGGACTAAGTAAACCTAATCAGATAGCAAATAGATGTTCTTCTATAAGTGCTAAAAGTTGTGCAATAACTGACCATGGATCAATATCTGGTTGTGTACAGTTTTATCAGGCAATGAAATCAAAAAATATCAAGCCTATATTAGGTTGTGAAATTTATGTATGCAAACAGGATTCTAATATAAAAGATAAATCAAATGGCGAACTAAGTCACTTTTTATTATTAGCTAAAAATTTATTAGGGTGGAAAACTCTAATTAATATAATATCAGAGTCTAACAAATCAGATAACTTTTATCGTAAACCAAGAATTAGCTTTAATAGATTGTCAGAGTTTTTAGATGGTAACGTTATTGGTTTTTGTGGACATCTAGGATCATTTTTATCAGATATTATAGAGGCTAATAAAGACGATTATCTTACAGAATCTTTGTCCTATATATCTTATATGAAAGAGATATTTGGTAAAGATAACTTTTTTCTAGAAGCCCAATTAATAGATCAACAAATTAATCCATCACAATTTCAAATGACACAAGTTATGAGAGATTTGTCTCAAAAAACAGGAACAAAAATCATAGCCACCCCTGATGCTCATTATTGTGAAAGACAGGACGCAATTGATCAGAGAATATTATTATGCAATAATCTAAAAACAACTTTAATAGATGTTAATAAAAAAATGCTTGTTAATGAGCAGATTCCTATGGAGTGTTTTTTCAGATCTGATAATTTTCATATTCCAGATATGTTAGAGATGCAAAGTATACACACACAAGAAGAACTAGAGAATACATTTTTTGTTGATTCTTTATGTGAGGAGTATTCTATTCTCAGTAAGCCATTACTTCCAGCTTTTGAATGTCCAAATAATTCTAATCCAGAAGAATATCTGAGACAATTATGTAGAGATGGTTGGAGAGAAAAGATAATGAATGATATTCCAGAGTCTGAGCACACAAGATATGCAGATAGAGTAAAATTAGAATTAGATATTTTACAAAAAGCTGGATTATCTAGTTACTTTCTTATAGTGCAAGATATTGTAAATTATGTCAAGAAGAGTGAGTGGCTTCCAGGACCAGGAAGAGGAAGTGCAGCAGGATGCTTAGTCTCGTATTTAATTGGTATTACAGAAATAAATCCTTTAAAATATAATCTATTATTTGAAAGATTTTATAATGAAGGTAGAAATACTACTGATCATATATCTATGCCAGATATTGACGTTGATGTTCCTATCAATAAAAGAGAAAATATTATAGAATATATTAAAAATAAATACGGTAAAGATAAGGTTTCTCAAATGATAACATTTAATACGATGAAAGGTCGAGGTGCCTTAAAAGAAGTATTAAGAGTATATGGCAACGTTACATTTGATGAAATGAATAAAATTACCAAATTTATTCCTGATGAAGCAAAAATAGCAGATGAACTGCAAGAAATGAAAGAAGACACGGGCGAAGCATCTATTATACGTTGGGCATTAGAAAACAACGTTGACAAGCTCAAGGAATGGTGCTATATATCTAGTGATGGTACTCTCATGGGTCCACTTGCGAAACGCTTTGAGCAAGCCATACGCTTAGAGGGTACAAAATCTAATCAGTCCAAACACGCTGCCGGTGTAGTTATTAGTAGTCAAAAATTGGATCAAATGTGTCCAATGATTTATGATTCAAAAAATCACCAATCAATTGCGGGAATGGAAATGCAAGATCTAGAAAATCTTGGATTGATTAAATTTGATATTCTTGGTGTTGCAATGTTAGATAAAATTATGACAGTTTCAAATATTTTAGCAAAAGGAGAATAACAATGGAAAAACCATTATCAGAAGTTGCAGTTGGATCTATTTTTACAGTCAATGGCATAGAATATGTTAAGACCGACGATGTAAGAATTAGTTGTTGCAAAAGCGTAAATTGTTATGCCGTTAGCGACTCTTCGCAAAAAACATACCTTGCACCAAACACTGTGGTGAATGTTAATGGCTAATACTCAAAAAATTTGTGTTTTCGATTTTGAAACTGATGGCATCAATCCAGATGCTTGCAGTCCAGTTCAGATCGCTGCAATAGTTATAGATCCTGTTCATCTTGAAATTATTCCTGATTCCGAATTTAATATTACTTTAAGGCCAGACATTTTGGACACTCAGCCTGATTATGCATACGGGGACTCAGACGTACTAGAGTTTCATGCTAAGGTCAAAAGTGCTTCAAAAGACGATGTTTTGAAATCATGGAAAGAATACCAAAAACAGGAACACGGATGGTCAGCATTTGTATCTTATTTAGAAATGTACCATACGAGATCTCATGGTGGTAAAAAATCTTGCTTTACAGCACCTATTGCTGCAGGATATAATATCAATAGGTTTGACCTAAGAATTATAGAGAGACTAAGTAAGAAACATAATAATCTAAACAAAGAAGGTAAAACATCCTTGTTTTATCCTAGAGATGTTATAGATATGATGAATATCGTATTTTATTGGTTTGAGGGCAATAATGAATTAAAAAATTATACTCTTGATAATTTACGAGATTATTTAGGAATATCCAAAGAAGGAGCACACGACGCTTTAAAGGACGTAAAGGACACAGCAGATATATTGATTCGTTTTTTGAAACTGCATCGCAGTATGGCTCAAAAAATTAAATTTAAAGGTTCATTCGTAAACACATAATATGTCAGAATTTTTCGCATTCGATTGTGGATGTAAATTTCCAATTATTGGCAATCATAATAATATACCACAAATTGATTTTTCTCCTAAAATTTCCAATATAAATTTGGAATGTAAAAAAACATGGGATTTAATATCAGAGGGTAATACTAAAGGTTGTTTCCAATTGGAGTCCAGACTTGGACAAACAATGGCAAGAAAACTAAAGCCTCAAAATATACATCAACTATCTGGTCTAGTCAGCATATTGCGTCCAGGATGTCTAGAGGCTATGAGAGATGGGAAAAGTGTATCTAACCATTATATAGATAAAAAAAATGGACTTGAATCGATAGACTATTTTCATTCTGCTCTAGAACCAATTCTTAAAGATACTTATTCAGAGATGATATATCAAGAACAGGCTATGTCTATAGCTAAAGAATTAGCTGGTTTTAACCTGAAAGAAGCAGATGACTTAAGAAAAGCTATTGGAAAAAAACAAGCAGACAAAATGGCAAAAGTTAAGAAAAAATTTATTTCTGGTGCTAAAAAAACAGGACTAATTACTGACTTAGAAGCAGAGCAAATTTTCGAATGGATTGAAAAAAGCCAAAGATATTTGTTTAATGCTAGTCATTCTATAAGCTATGCTATGAATGCATATCTTTCTGCATATGCAAAAGCACATTTTCCAAGAGTCTTTTTCGCTTCTTATCTAAGATTTGCTAAAGATAAAATAGATCCACAGCAAGAAATAAAAGAATTGGTAAAAAATGCTATAGAAATGGATATAGATATAAGAATTCCGGATTTTAGAAACTTAAATGAGCTATCTATACTAAAGAATAAAATTATCTATTTCGGCTTAACTGACATAAAGGGGGTTGGACAGTCTGTATATAAAAAAATTCTTAGCTTAGTATCTCCTGATGATGTCCAAAAATTAAGTTGGACTCAGATACTAAATCTAGTATTATTAAATATTAATTCTATAGCAGCAAAAAACTTAATAAGTGCTGGTGCATTTGATTATTTTAAAAAGAACAGATCGGAACTTTTATTTGAATATGATATCTGTAGTAAACTAACTAAAAAAGAGACAGAAACATTTAAAGAATTATGCAATCAAAATCAAGATTCTTCTGTAGCTGAGATATTAAAAAATATATTGCTAAATCATAAATTGATTAAAACCAGAAAAGACTCTGTATCTGGTCTTGTTTCTTTAGTTAATCATCCACCATATTCTTTAATAGATAAAATAGAATGGTTATCTGATTCTGAAAATGATCTTATAGGAACTAGTATAAGCTGTTCTAAATTAGATATGTATGATATAAGTAATGCTAATTGTAATTGCAAAAATTTTAAAACATCATTAAACCAAAATATTATTATTGTTGGCGAGATATCTTATATCAATGTTACAAAGACCAAAAATGGTAAAAATCCCGGTTTAGAGATGGCATTTGTAACAATAGAGGATCAGTTCGGCTCACTAGACTCTGTTATATTTTTTCCAGAGACATATTCCAAATATAAGTCAGTTTTATTTTCTGGAAATATTCTTGTATTTATCGGGACTAGAAGCAAAACAAAAGACGGCCTAGTAGTAGATAAATGTTTTTTTCCGGCCACTTGACACAAGTACGCCTCCGAGCTATAATAAATCTGGTTGCGGTTAAATTTACTTCCATTTAGGAGTTTTGATAATGAATATAACATTGCTAAAAGGTAATCTTGCTAGAGACCCAGAACTAAGAGTAGTAAATACTGGTGGGAAGCAAACGTCTGTAGTTAATTTTACTATCGCCGTATCAAGAGAGTATACCAAAGCGAATGGTGAAAAGGACAAGATTACTTCTTTTATTAATTGCGAAGCCTGGGATACTGGTGCTGATACTATTGCAGAATCACTAAAAAAGGGTGATCTAGTAATGGTAGAAGGCTCATTGAGAAATGATTCTTGGGAAAAAGATGGTATTAAGCATAGCACTCTAAAGGTTAGAGTAAATAACTTTTCAAAGATCACCAGATTGTCCAAAGGATCTAATAAGAACCAAGAGTCTTCATCACAAGAAGCAGTTGCTTTTTGATTAGGATTAATATATAACTATTCAATAAAATGGGGGTGGAAACACCCCCTATTTTATACTATATGACAACAGAAAAACCCAAATTAAAAGTATTGATGTGTTCAGAAGCGAGCTTTATCAACTCTGGCTTCGGAGTATATACAAAAGAACTCCTATCTCGCTTGCATAAAACTGGCAAATATGAAATAGCAGAATTTGCTTCTTATGGATTCGTTAATGATCCTAGGGATAAGGATGTGCATTGGACCTACTATGCAAATGCTGTAAAAGAAGATGATCCAAGACATCAAGAGTATACTTCAAGAGGAGATAACCAATTTGGAAGATGGCGATTTGAAAAAGTTTTATTGGATTTTAAACCAGATATAGTTTTTGACATAAGAGATTATTGGATGACTGCTTACCAAAGAGTATCTCCTCTTAGAAAAATGTATCATTGGACTTTAATGCCAACAGTAGATTCTTCTCCTCAACAAGAAGAATGGATTGATACTTTTTTAGATGCTGATGCTATTTTTACTTATTCTGATTGGGGTGCTGATGTTCTAAATAAACAGTCATCCGGCAGAATAAACTATATAGATACGGCATCGCCCGGAGTAGACTGTGATGTGTTTAAGCCAAAAAATAGAGAACAAATAAAAGAGTCTTTAGGATTACCACAAGATTCTATTATTATTGGTTCTGTAATGAGAAACCAAAAAAGGAAACTATTTCCAGAACTATTCAAAACATTCCGTAAAGTATTAGACAGATTAGAAAAAATAAATAGTCCTTTAGCAAAAAAACTATTTTTATATATTCATACTAGCTATCCTGATATGGGTTGGGATTTGCCAGAACTACTTAAAGAAAATAAGATAGTCAATAAAGTACTATTCTCATATATATGTAAAAATTGTGGTGCTGTTAGTGTTTCTAAATTCCAAGGACCAACCAAGGTCTGCACAAAGTGCTTAAACAAAAGCTCTGGTGCTCCAACGGTAACTCTAGGATATTCTCCAGAAGATTTAAGCAATGTATATAATATATTTGATTTGTATGTACAGTATGCAATATGCGAAGGCTTCGGAATGCCGCAAGTTGAGGCGGGGGCCTGTGGGGTGCCAATAGCAACAGTTAATTATAGTGCTATGGTTGATGTGGTTAAAAACCTGGAAGCCTATCCAATTAAAGTGCAAACAGAATTCAAAGAGCTAGAAACTAAAGCTATAAGAGTTTATCCAGATAATGACGATTTAGCAAACTATATTATTGACTTTATATCCCTCCCTGAACCAATCAGAAATCAAAAGAGAGACAAAGTTCATAAGTTAACCCACGACCAATATAATTGGGATTTGGTTGCACAGAAATGGGAACGATATTTTGATAAGATTGACCAATCTGGATATAGGGCGAACTGGAAGGCTGTCACCCCTATCTTGCCAAATATCAACATCAATGATTCCAACCCCATAGCGAATTTTGATAATGTTCTTATTGCCATAAATAATAATATAAAACAACCGACCATGATTGGTCAACAAAAAATATTAGAGCTATTAAATTATGCAGACTATGGTTTTGTTCAAAATGGACCAACTAATATCCAACCATATTCCATAAAAAATGTATATGATTATTTAAATACACACATTAACAATAATAATCAATCACAAATGGCTATCCAAAATAATATTTCCTTTGATGAAGATTTTATTTCCTATGCTCATTTAAAGAGTAGCACATGAATATTCTATATTTAGGACCATATAAACAAAAAACAGTATTAGGCTTAGAATCTCAAGCTATAATACTCAATTTATTAAGTGGTAAAAAAAATAAATTATCTTGTGTTCCAATATTTTCAGATCTTAATAAGATTCTATCTGATGAAAGTATTAACACCCCAATAAGAGATGCTCAAAATAGTAATTATGACAAATATGACTGTGTAATTCAGCATGTTCCAATAGGATCCGCAACACCCATAGGTGGTATTACAAAAAATATTCTATTACCGATTATAGGTGCGGCTGATTACAAGTTTAATATAGATACTTTAAAACAATTTAATAAAATATTAGTAGATAATCAAAAAGATTACAAAAACTTAGCCCAGCATAAATTGCTTAAAAATAAAGTTTCAGTATACGATTATCAGATCGGTTCTGTATCAAATGATGATTCTAAAATTGATCTAGGAATTGTTAATTTTCATAAAAAACTATATTATATTGGAGACTATAGAGACAACAGGGATAATATTTTAAAGCTATGTACCTGTTTTGTTACTAATTCTAAAAGAGATAACCATGTCTTATTATTATTTTTATTATATCTAAATAAATCTCAAAAAGATGAGATAGAATCATATATAAATAAATTATATCAACTATGTCATAAAAATTCATACCCAAAGATAAGTGTTATCGGCATAGATACAGATTTTGGAACATTGTCTCTAGCACATAGAACTGGCGATGTTTTTATAGATTTAGAAGATGCTCATAGTAACGCTCTAAATCTAAAAATTAGCCAAGCCTATAATAAAGAATTATTAAGCTTTATCACTACCGATTATGAACTTAAATATGAAAATAATGATATGTTTTTCCCTAACGGCTGTAGCATAGTTGCAGAAGGAAATATAGCTAATAAAATATCTCAGTACTTACAGAACAATACTGTAGATAGTATACCACATACCAAAAAAACGGATATTAACGAATTAATATGATTACTAGTCAAGCAATTATCAATTCAGCATACTCTAAATGCTCACAAGCCCTAAATATATTATATGAGCCAACTAATCATCTTTTCGACTATCTTATGAAAGGGGTTCGTGGACAGCTATTTTATTTAAATAAATATGAGAATTATTATCATGATATGATTATTTATCATAATGTAAACAATCCAGAATTACAACAAAAAATCAGAAATGAACAACTTAAAAGTTTATTGATGATACATACTGCCCCTAATCCAACAATTAAAAAAGAAGATGTTTTTATCTTTAAACAGAATATTAGCAACATAAATAAAATTATATTTGAAGATAGCGTAGCTAAAAGATGGGGCTTTAGTTCTGATGACGGTCATGTTATGAATTATGGTATACCAAAGATTGAACTACCAAAAGAAAAAAATATCCCAGTATTAATTTTAAATTTTGATAACAATCCCCAAATAGATAATCTATATAAGCACATACAAGCCCATATACCTAATTGTGCGATTATTAAAAATACAAATAATCAAAATTATTGGGACGATATAATTAGTATTATAAGTGATTCAAGAATTGTGATAGATATTACACAAAAATTTAATATCTTATTTGCCTTAGGATGTGGATGTCAAACCATTTCAACTTTTAATGAAATAAATTCTGAATTTAACCATAGTATAAATGATTTTAATCAGATTATTCCTATGATAAATGATATAATAAATAAACCAACAAATTATTCAGAAATTAGTGAGTCCACTATCAGTAAGTACCCTTATGCAAAATTTATAGACACTTTAAATACCATTACTTCTCAAATAAAACTAGAAGAGGTTTTCTATGTATAGGATGTATAAAATAACACTTGGTGATGACCGAATATCTAATGAATGTTCTTATATTTCTTATTCTAATATAGACTCTATATTGGATTGTTCGGCAGATCATGTATCGTGTGATGTGATACAAAAGCTGCCTTCTGCTGATGTGGGGTTTATTAAAAAACTATCCGAAAAGGTTAAACCGGGCGGCACAATTATGTTAACTATACTTGATTTAGTTAAAATCTCTAAAGACTATATTAACAATAACATAACCGGTCAACAATTTCTTAATCAAATTGCTAATTTGTCTACAGCAATATCTTTAGAAGATATATATACTACAGTATCGCAGAACATATCCATTAAACAAATAAAACATGAAGATAATTCAATTATTGTGACTTTAGCAAAACTCGGTATCTAATATGCAAAAAAACACATCATGCGAACAATGTTATTTTGTTAATCCTGCTGATTCTGAATACAGTTGTAAATTTGGAATAATTGAAGCTATTAAAGACAGCAAAAAAATAACAACAATTAATGGGTATAATAAAATACATAACTATGTTTGTAGATATGGAATTTCTAAGACTGTTGTTGAGACTAAACTTAAAGATTTTGATGTTGATATAGAAGAGTATACAAAAAGCAGAGTTGTTCCAAAATATCTTTTATATATAACAATATCAGAATCTGATGATTTTAATTTATTATGCGACTATGTAAATCGGCTAAGTATTCAGCCAAAAGCATTAAGTATAGTATTCCAATCAAATTATGACGTACAATCTGTACAAAAAATTTGTGAAAACCAATTTGGTAAAAAATTTAATTGGAAACTACATATGCCCATCGTTAATCAATCAAAATATGAAACGGCTTATAGCATATTATCCACAGACACAAGATTAGGTAACTTAGTAGACTATATACTATTTGCTAATTTAAATACTATAAAAAATATTGTTGCAAATAATAGTATGAATAAACTAAATTACACTATTAATATAGAACAGCCAGATCTTGGGGTTTTTGTTTGCTCAACATCTAATGACCATTTCGATGGACTACTAATGACTGTTACCAATTATAAAAACTTCTCTATAAGAAATAGAGATATTGTATCAGAAGTTATGGAAAAATGTAAAGATACTATTAATTATTATGATTAATGTACTAATTCTAGCACCAGAAATTACCAAAGGCATGAAGTCTTTAGGGTCAAAAGCTTTGCTAGAAATTAAAAAGAAAATATCAGTTATAGAATATCAAATTGATTTAATTAAACACATATCTAAAGATATAAACATAACAGCAATAACTGGTTTCGAGTCCGAGAAGATTATACCAATTTTAGAGAAACATAACATCAACCATATTTATAATGAAAACTATAAAAATACAAACCAGTCTTATTCTTTAAAAATATTTTTGGAACATAATAAAAATATAGATAGTTTATTTGTCATAAACAATGGAATTTTACTAAAGCAAAATACGATCAAAAAACAAATGCTCAATGGTGATTCTAAAATATTTCTACTAAATAGAATAAAAGAGAATTTTACATTAGGATGTTCCACACAAACAAGATTAGAGTATATTTTTTATGATTTACCGGAACTATGGTCTGAATGTATCTTTTTTAATAAAAACATGCTGGACTTTATCTCACAGATTCTAGATAATAACAATGTTAACAATATGTATTTATTTGAATTAATTAATAAAATTTTAGGCTATCATCAACTAACAATAGAAAAAGTATACATAGATAAAAAAAATATTATGAAAATCAACAGCCAAAAAGATCTTAACAAAGCAAAGATATTTATATGAATATTTTAATACAAAACTCCCCATTTAAGTTTATGAATAACTTATTATTTTTAAATAATACAAGTATTCGTATCAGTGTGTTCAATAACGACAACGACCTATATAAAACATATTTTGCCGTTAAGCCAGATGTTATCTTTTTATCTAGTGTTCATTTAACAACTAAGACAAGACAATTTATAGAAGATGTTCAAGATTCCACTAAAATTTTTATATATCACTTTGATAGCAAGGATTCATATCTCGAAATTATAAAATATTTAGATTTAAATAATTTGAATGTGAAGCATATACTACATGATCAAATTGATAATAGTATTATTATACCCAACAATTTAGTAAATACGAGTATTTTTAATAAAAACAATATATCAGATAATAGACTAAATAAAATAGTTTGTTTTTTAGATGGATTTAAAGAAATACCATCATCAATCAATTCTTATTTATATCCAAATAACAACACACCAATATTATTATTTAATAATCCCACAATCCAGCATCCACAGAACTTGGGCATTTTAGCAGAACCAACCAAAGCAGAATTGCTGAAATCATACAAATATTATTTATCATGTGGTTCTTTGAACGACTACTCTAACGAAGCAATAGCTTGTGGATGTTGTGTTTTAACTACAGAAGATTTAGGATCATACGAAAATAAAAATACAAACAATATAAATAATGATTATATAACATATGAAGAATTTTTAACAGGTATTACTTATGAATAAAAATATTGGCTTTATACTCATTAAATTACAAAATACTACAACTCACGATAAAATATTACAAACTATTAAACAAATAGAAGACGATAATATTTATGGTCAAACAATAATTTTTAATAGCTATTCAGAAAAAATAGAAACATATAATCTTCCCATTTTACATTTGAGCCAAGCTCAATTTTTCCATGGAAAATTAATCATTTTTGACTTGGCTAGTATTTTATTAACACAAAAATTTCCAAATATAGACAAGAGATTAATGTATACAAATTCATTGCCTTGGGTAACATCAAATAGCACCATGTATGAAGAATGGAAATCTTTATATTTTCAAGACAATTTAGATTTTATAGTTGATTCACAAGCGACCTATGATATATATAATACTTGTTGGAAACAGCCACTAGGAATAGTAGAAGGATTTGAATATGAAAAAATCAAAGAATACCTATAATACTCTATCAGATAAAGAAAAAACTAATTTATTAAATGAGTTATATGTGCAAAATAAGAAAAGTTTTGCTGATATAGCCTCTATGTATGGTACATATGCCAATAAGATACGAAGAGACGCTCAAAAATTTAATATTTCTATTAGAGATAAATCAGAAGCACAAAAGAATGCTCTACAAACAGGAAAGCACAAACATCCAACCAAGGGTCAAAAAAGAGACGAGAATACCAAGAACAAAATTGGTGTTGGAGTTATGAACTCATGGGAAAACTTATCTGAACAGCAATTAGAACAAAGAAAACAAAAAGCAAAAGAACAGTGGGAACAATTAGATTATGACACTAAGATAAATATGCAGGAACTTGCTGTTAAAGCCGTTAGAGAAACTAGTAAAAAAGGATCAAAGTTAGAAAAGTTTATACATCAGTCCTTACTAGATAATGGCTACAAAGTAGAATTTCATAAAGAGCAATCTTTGGTAACTACAAAGTTGCAAATTGACATATTCCTACCTAGTATGAATACGGCCATAGAGATTGATGGACCTTCTCATTTTGAGCCCGTTTGGGGTCAAGATGCTTTAAATAGAAATATCTCATATGACCAAAAAAAAGAAGGTTTAATTATTGGCAAAGGTCTGCATCTTATCAGGATAAAACAAACCAAAGATTTTTCTGTTACTCGTTCACGAATAATTGTACAAAAATTATTACAATTATTAAATAATGATTGCAAAAATAATAACGTACCACAAACTTTGACTATAGAGGATTAATTATAATGGTAAAAAAGGAAAAAGAAATCGTAAGCGCTCCTGTAGAAAATACAAGTACAAATACCACTCCGTCAATTCATGATCTGGAATGGACCGATTATGTTTTAAGCTTACTTTCAGATGATGAGAAAATTAACGACAATCCCACAACAGACGGATTAAGGCGAATTTTTGAAAAAGTGCTCAATTGTAGAGTAATAGAATCAAAAACGAATGTTGTTCAAAGTCCAGACCCAAATAACGAAAAAAGGGCCACCGTTGTCCATACCATCGCTTACTGTTTAAATGAAGCGGTTCAGGACACCATGGGTTTAAATCTACTCAGCGTGGATGGAGCAGCGGACGTTTACTGGGGTAATTGTGACAAGGTATATCGTAACCATCCCGTGGCCGTGGCAGAAACCAGAGCAGAGGGACGAGCACTTAGAAGAGCATTAAGGCTCAGGAAAGTTGTGGCTGCCGAAGAATTATCAAAGGACATAGAGGATAATCCGGACAATAATAGCGTATCTAAAATTAGCAATCAACAAATAAATTTTATTGACATAATGTCTCAAAGGCTTAATATAAACGTGATAAATTTACTATCTAACAATTCATTACCCGCCGATAATATCTATTCAATGTCACACGATGATGCTGTTACTCTTATAAGGTTATTGTCCAAATACCAGCAAAACATTGGAGAAATACCTTCTGATATTATGGGCTATTCTAAAGATTGGAAATAAATTATGAAAATTATATATAAAGCAAGTGATAAATTATCTTTCGAATTAGAAGGATCAGGACAAAAGGAAATTTTCAAGGAATTAGCCCTAATTCAAGAAATTTTCTCTGAAGAAAAGTGTGGATTGTGTAGTAGTACCAATTTGCGATTTCTAGTTCGTAATGTTGAAGGAAATGATTATTACGAACTACGATGCATGGACTGCGGTGCTATACTAGCATTTGGTCAACACAAAAAGGGTGGAACACTATTCCCAAAGAGAAAAGATGATGATGGAAATAATTTACCCAATAAGGGTTGGCACAAGTGGACAGCGAAAGCTTAGTCTTCTTTAGTCCATTTTAATTCAGGACATTCTTGATCCTTAAAAAATAGTTTATTCATATAATTTAAATTTCGAGTAATAATACAATCACATTTAGTACATGTGTTGTTATTAAAAAACTCGCAAGTATTACATACTGAATATCTTTTTTCTACTTGATCATTAGTGCATAGATTATCTATGCCAGTTGGTTTACGAATCATGCATGGAAATATTGGAGCATATCCATCTTCTGTAGTTATTCTTAATCCACAATTTAAACATTGATACTCATTGTCATATAAATTCACAAAATTACAAAACTTATGGGGAGACATTATCGTACTCATATGGTATTATTTCCCATGGATATCCTGCTACGATACTGTCTGTTTTATTTTCTATTCTATCAACACTCCCAAAAAATGATCTAAAAACCATTTCATTCTGTAATTTTAGAAAATCTGGTAATTCTGAAACATATCTTAATGTTGAATTATTTTGTATTTCCAAAGCAAACCACACATAAAAACTATTGTTTATTCTTCCATTAATACCCATAAGATCAATTTCTAATGGGATTAAAGGATTTGTGAAACCTATTTGTCTGTAGTCAGTAATTGCTCCTGGTCTATAAACTGTAGATAATAAATCTACTCCCCTGAGCATTCTTGGTATTTTTTTTATCATTATAGAAATATTATTACTATCAGATAAATTAACGGTATTTGCTATTGTAACTGGTTTGCCAACTCTTGGTCTGTTCTGTGTATCTAATGGTAACAATCCTTTTCCTGGAGGACTACCATTACTGCCATCGCATGAAGCCATACCTGGTAAATCTGAATTATCTGTCGAACTATTCGATACTGAACCATATGTGACTATAGGAACCTTATAAGTTTCGTCAGCCGTAATAGTTATCTCTGCTCCTGGAGCTAATTTGCTATCAAATGTTTGATCTCCATTAATATTGAAGTACCTAGTTTTTATTATTTCTCTCCATTCAGTAAATGCAGATCCATAGTTTTGTTGCAATGTTGCCATTTGCTCATTAACATAATCTGGATCTACTGTATAGGTATAATCGTGTCCATAATCCCCCTTGTTTTCCTGTGTAAATTTCATTCTTTCTCCAGTAAGTTCCCCCTGCGGGGCATAACTTGGACAAACATTATTGATGCCGTCTGATATTTCGGACAAACTATAATTAGTTACTAAACAATTATATTTAGTGGAGACTAAAACTTTTGGATTGCTCTCAAAATCTGCAAAACATCCTTGATTAGGATCTAAATTAACCCAATAGTGATTCTCATTTATTTTATTATAAGATATTGATATTGGTCCAGTACCAGATATTATGGGTCCATATTTTGGTAAAACTTCAGTATTAATTTTTAATGGATGGGTGTCAGGCAGGCTTGATCTTAAAGTATGGACATTATTTAATAATACTGTTTGACTACTCATAAGCTCAACTATATCATGTTCTTCTTGATATAATTGTTGCATTTTGTTAAAAGTATTTTTTTTATAACAATTTGTAAATGAGGTATTTGCTCTAGAGTAACACGACCCAGAGTCAGACGGTAATAAGTTATAATGTTGCACAATATACTTTAGTCTATCAGATGCCAAAATAGTTGATGTTTGCTCGGGTTTCCCAATAGAGGTATCTAATGATGCTTGTACTCCTGTATTTTTAATTAGATTCAATCTATCTGTTAATGTTGTTAGTTCAGAGCTAGTAATACTTCGAATCGGTATATGGTTATAGTAATCTCCTTCTACTTCTAAAATTCCATTCTGAATACCTGTTGGAAGAGTTTGATTATAATATGTACGAATAATAGATATATTTTTAGGCATATCGTTATATGCTGATGATAAATTAAGATTGTTAAATATAGCCT